CTTCGTGACCCGCGCCCATTAAATAAAGTAATCTATTCAGTTTATTATCAGCGCCCTTTATCTGACCTAATTGGTAGAGTTTTAGGGCAAGAAAAACGAACTGGAATTTATAAAATTACAAATTTAATTAATGGAAAGTGTTATGTCGGACAAGCACGTGATGGAAGTGCGCGTTGGCAAACACATATTAAATGTGCGGTGGGTGCAGAAAAAGCACCAATGAATAAATTATATCCCGCTATGCAAAAACACGGCATAGAAAATTTTACTTTTGAATGGTTAGAAGATTGTCCACCAGAGATTCTTAATGAACAAGAACAATATTGGCAAGATTTTTATCAAGCCAAAACTTATGGATATAGTATGAAATAAGAAAGGAAATACTTAATGTTTAAGATTATTAATGCGAAAAGCACAGGCAAGACAAAACAATTAATTCGCGAAGCTGCTAAGACGGGCGGCACTATCGTATGCGCTCACCCTGAAAATATTGGCTATAAATGTATAGCATACGATTTACCAAGAGTAAATGCAGTTCATTATACCGATGACCTTTCTGATATTGAAGGCAATATCTATATTGATGAACTGGAAGAATTCATGAAATATAATCTTGGTAAGCGTTTTGTTGGTTATACATTAAGTAACGAAGAATAAATATGAAATTTGACAATATTACAGTTTATAATTTTGATGGCGCAATACATGGTATGCGCAACCCATTAGAATCTTGGGAAAAATCTGATACTGAAACGGGCATTTGCTCTATAGAAGATTTTGCCGCAATAGCTCGCGCCCATTTATCAAAATGGGGAAGAGATTATCCGACCGGCCAAGAACAAGTTTCGGCATTATTAGATATAATTTTATATAACGACGGCGAATATGCCATATATACTTCTATTGGCCCAAAGGATATGAAGTTAATGCAGAATCTAATTCAAGGTGGCACTGAACATCGCAAATTTATGCGTCAAATTTTTGTAACAGTTGATATTACAGCCCCGCTTTATTGGTGGAAAGAATTTGATACCTATAAAGTAGGAACTGTTGCTAACTCAACTTCTACAATGCATAAACTAGCAAGCGAGCCTATTACAATAGATTGTTTTGAAATAGGCGATTTCAATCATGACTTAAAAGTGTATGACAGAGCGCCACAGAGCACAGATTCTACAGTTGATGACATTTGGCTTAATATCATCAGTAATTGCGAAACATTGCGTCAAAGATATATTCAAACTGGAGATAAACGCTATTGGAAAGAATTAATACGTTTACTTCCAGAATCATGGCTTCAGACCAGAACCGTTACAATGAATTATGAAAATATCCGTTCTATTGTAGAACAAAGGAAAAATCATAAATTGAATGAATGGTCTGGCCAGGATGACCCCTTATTGCCAAACTTTATTAAATTTGCTATGCAACTACCCTATGCAAAAGATTTATTGTTTTAAGTAAGTGGATTTTTAAAAAATAAAAAAGTATAATTTATTAAGATTTTAAAGGAGAAAAAGATTAGATGAAAAAGACGAAGAATAATTTTCATTGCGAAGGATTAGTTTATCAGCATAGTTTACAGTTAAAGACTTCTGGTCCGAATGCAAAAACACCAGGAGTAGAGTATATTCAGGGTAGTATTCAGGTAGCAACGGACGATGATTGCACAAACATCGTAGAGATTTATTATCCGTATGTAACAGCTCTTACAAGTAAGAAAAAAGAGAATCCTGTATATCTTGTATTAGCGAATTTAATTAATGGTACTTTTGATACAGTAATGGGTGGAGGTGCCGAGAAGGCTGTAAAAGTAAGGGTTGACACCTCAATTGCACTTAATGATTTTTATAGTGATAGGTCTGGTACAGATGAACTTGTTTCTGTAAAAAGAAATGAAGGCGGATTTATTCATACAACTGGCCCTTGGTCAAGTGATGAAGATGGTCGTAACAAGTTTGAAGTTGATATGGTTATCACTGGAGTTAGACGTCAAGAAGCCGACCCCGATAGAAATCTGCCGGAAAAAGGAATCATTAAAGGTTGCATTTTTGATGATTTTAGAAAAAGAATGTTACCAGTTGAACTTTCAGTATTAAATCCTAATGCGATTGACTATTTTGAAGGTTTAGAGGCATCATCTAGTAATCCAGTATTCACGAGGGTACAGGGTAAAGAAATTTCTGAAACAATTGTAAGGCAGATTGTAGAGGAAAGTGCATTTGGAGAACCTTCTGTAAGAGAAGTAAAGAATAGTCGTAAAGATTATGTTATTACTTGGGCACAGAGTGACCCATATGATTGGGATGACGAATCTACAATTACCGCTGACGAATTAAAGCAGATGATTGCAGACCGTGAGGTATATTTAGCTGAACTTAAAGCAAATAGGGAACAGTGGAAGGCAAATAGAGGCGGAGGAACCAGCTTTGAAACTCCAACAGTAAATACAACTCCTACAATGCCTGAAACTCCTACTCAAGCACCGGCTAAAGCTAAAACATTTGATTTTTAATTAAAAGGAGGTAATGTAGTATGGGATTTGATTTATTACATCTAGAGCCGACTAAAGTTAGTCGTGACTTAAGTGGGTATATTACATATATTTATGGCGTGCCAAAAGTAGGTAAAACTACTTTTGGCTCACAGATGCCGAAATCACTGCTTATTGCATTTGAAAAAGGTTATAATGCTCTTGGCGGTATTAAAAAGGTTGATATTAATAGCTGGGGAGAATTTAAGTCCCTTATGCGTGAATTAAAGAAACCTGAGGTTCAGGCAGAATTTAAATCACTGGTTATTGATACAATTGATATTGCAGCTGCTTTATGCGATAAATATATTTGTAATCAGCTCGGCATTGAAAACCTTGGCGACGGTGGTTGGTCTGTCAATGGCTGGGCAAAATATAAAAAGGAATTTGAAGATGCGTTCCGTAGTTTAACAATGATGGGTTATGCCGTATTATTCATCTCTCACTCACAGGATAAGTCCTTTAAGAGAAAAGATGGGTCAGAGTATAACCAGGTTGTTCCAACAGCACAGAAATCTGTTAACGATATTGCAAAGGCAATGGCAGATATTTATGCGTGTGCCGATATTATTGGCAACGAGCGCAAACTGATTCTTCGTTCATTAGATGGCGAATATGACGTTGGTTGTCGTTTCAAGTACATCGAGCCGGTAATTAATTTTAGTTATCAGGATTTGGTTGATGCATTAAATGCGGCAATTGACAAGGAGGCAGCTGAAACACAAGGTAAATTTGTTACTGATGAACGTGTAACAATTAATTCAGAACCGACTTATAATTATGATGAATTAATTGAAGAATTTAATAACTTAATCTCACCCCTTATGATGAAAAATGAGGCTTACTATCGTCCAAGAATTGCAGCTATTGTTGAGAAATATCTCGGCAGAGGAAAGAAGATTGGAGATACAACCCCGACTCAGGCTGAGTTTATCTATTTAATCAATACAGAGATTAAAGAAGATTTAATGAAATAAGAAGTAAGATTCAAACCTCAGGGTTAAAGCACCCTGAGGTTGTTTTTTTTATATTTTTTTCGTATAATTATATAGAGGTGAAAATATGGGTAAACAAGCACTTGTGAAATGCCCCTATTGTAAGGAACATTTTGACAGGGATACAACTGAATATGTCAAAGTTGGCGCTCGATATGCACATAAAACTTGTTATAATAATGCGTTAGAACAAAAAACATTAAATGAAAAACAAAGAACATCTCTAATGCATTATATCGAAGAATTATTCGGTGTAAGTTATAATGTTCCATTAGTATTAACACAAATTAAAAATTATCGAGAGAACTTGAATTACACATATCAACAAATAGAGCGTTGTTTAAGATATGCGTATGAAGTTAAAGGGTATGATATAGGCAGAGCAAAAGGGATAGGAATTGTCCCTTATGTTTTTAAAGACGCCTATAATTATTACTATCAATTATGGGTTAACTCGCAACAACGACCGGGAGAAGTAATGTTAAAAGATTACACCCCAGAAGTTGTAAAAGTTACAATACCTGTGCCGGTCCCAAAACCATTTGTAAGTCAGAAGTTTAAGTTTTTAGATGAAGAAATAGAGGAGGAAAATCGTGGCATCTAAATATAATGATACAGCAGCAGTGATGCAAGTTATTGGTTGCGTTTATAACGATTTATCTCTTTTAGATTTAACCGATAAATATCATATTAATGAAGATGATTTTGACAATGACTTTCATAAAATAGTTTTTGGGTCGATATATAGGTTACATGAATTAGGGGCAAATAAAGTTAACCTTGAAACCATCGCAGATTTTTTAAGCTCACGTCCAAAAAGCGAGGCGGTGTATAAGCAAGAAAAAGGTGAAGAATGGTTAACACAAGTGTCAGCGGCAGCGAATCCGTTAACATTTGATTATTATTATAATCGAATGAAAAAGTTTTCATTGCTTCGGGCCTATGATAAATTTGGTATTGATATTAAATTTATTTATGACCCAGACAATATTTTTGACGCCAAGAAAAAACAAACCCAAGAAGAGAATTTAGATAATTCATCTTTAGAAGAACTGGCAAATAAAGTTGATTTAATGATTTCTAATATTAGAGCAACTTATGTTAATGATATGGGCGGTGAAGCTCTTCAGGCCGGTGATGATATTGATGATTTGATTGAACAATTAAAACAATACCCAGAGGTTGGTGTTCCGATGTACGGTAGTTTAATAAATGCCGTTACACGCGGTGCTCGACTTGGAAAGTTTTATTTGCGTTCAGCTCCTACTGGTGTTGGTAAATCTCGTACAATGATTGCAGACTTTTGTAATATTGGTTGCGATGAAATTTATGATGATTTATTAGGATGGCGTACAAATGGTGTGGCGCAACCTTGTTTGTATATTTCTACAGAGCAAGATAAGAGTGAACTTCAAACCATGATGTTGGCTTTTTTAGCCAGTGTAAACGAAGACCATATTCTAAATGGTAAATATACTGGCGATGAAGAACAACGAGTGCGCCATGCCGCAGAAGTATTAAAGCGGTCACCGATTTATATTGAAGTATTACCAGACTTCTCGTTAGAAGATATTACTGATACTATCAAGAAAAATATCCGTGACCACGATGTAGCTTATGTATTCTATGATTACATTCATTCAAGTTTAAAAATCTTAGAAGAAGTTGCAACCCGTACAAGGGGTATGAATCTGCGTGAAGATAATATTTTATTTATGTTATCAGTAAAGTTAAAAGATATTGCCACAAAATATAATGTATTTATTTTATCGTCAACCCAGTTGAATGGACAATATCAAGATTCAGAAACGCCAGACCAGAACCTATTGCGAGGAGCAAAAGCTATAGCAGATAAAATAGATTGGGGCGCAATTATGTTACCAGCAACCTCAACTGATATGGAGGGATTAAGCCGTATATTAAGTAACTCGTCTGAAAATTTAACTCCAAATATGAAAATGTCAATTTATAAAAACCGCCGAGGCAAATATAAAGGCATTTATCTTTGGTGTAAAGCAGACCTAGGTACGTGTAGAGTGAACCCTATTTTTGCCACAACTTATACCTATGAAATGGTACAAATTGAAGATTTGCAAATTGAAATTGATAAAGGAGCGTTTTAAATGTATAAAGTAGTTATTGCTGAAAAATATGATGAGAATAGATTCCTCATCGAAAAAGACAAATTAGAAAAAATGCTCGAAGATGCTTATATGGACGGATATAAAGATGGTAGAGCATCACACTCATATTACCCATATTATTACACAACAACTGGTGGTAATAGTAAAGATATAGATTTTACAAAATATACTATTACTTGTAATGATGAACCCGTACCTTTTACATATACTAAAACCGCAGAATCGACAAACGCAACTATTAATAAATAATGGGATTAGATAAAAACGATATTAAGGAACAAGTTACAATTGAAGACGTATTTGAATTGTTAGATGAGTTCGGGGGAGACCCAAGATATACAAATTTTGGGATTCTCTCCCGCACAATTTGTCATAACCCAAAAGGTGAAGGTAGTTATAAACTTTATTATTATACCAACAGTCAAATGTTTCATTGTTTCACAGGGTG